AAGTTTTGTTCCATCTACTGAACCAGTTAAGTTTGTGTAATTTCTTGTAGTTATACCATTACAATTCTTAAATACAGCATTTATATAAGCACCATCAGCAAAATATAAATCATTGATAGTATTTCCTGACATAACAACATTTTCAAATATTAATCCAAAGGCAACAGCAGTATTAGCTATAACCACACCATATTTACAGTTTGTAATATAGATATTTTTAATTGTAGAGTTAATAGATACATTAGTTATCCCAATAGACCCGTGAGCTCCATTATCTCCATAAATATAAATTCCATCTACAACAGAATTAGCACCAAGATTTAATACTAAACCATAGTTTGAAGTTGTTACTCCATTTTCTATATAGATATTTGAAAATAGACATTTACATTTTATTAAATTTCCCATATAGTAATTAGCACGATTTAATACACCAACATTGTTCATTGTAAAAGTTCCTGAAGAATATAATGATGTAGCATAAACATGGAATATACCGTAAGTTGGAGATGTTCTAAAACCCCATACATTATCTATTGTCTGCCCTAATCTTGGCATTCTTGTGTAATATAGAAAATATACTCCAACAGTTCCATTCATTTCCATAACTAGATTTTTAAATGTAATTGGTTGAAGATTAGCATTATTATCATCATCATAATATCTGTTTGCTGTTGAAGCTACTCCTGAAATATACATTCCTTTTATATAACAACCCTCTAAGTTCATATTATTTGCAGAATTTAGATAAAGAGGGCCTTGTGTATTTGTTCCTGTATCTACAAAATTTATACCATATTTAGACGGTGTTAAGTTAAATACCGTTCCACCCGAAAGACGTCTATATCAAGGTAATATGTGTGTTAAGTTTATTGTTGTTCCCGAAATTGACTCTATTACCATTGAATATAAACTTCCTGGTCCTTGAACTTCTTGTTTTCATACCACAATAGTATCACCAGCTTCCCAGCCTTGTAAAGACATATCTTCTGCTACCACTATTGAACTTTTTGCACCAAAAAAATGAGTTCCACTTTGTGTTCCACCTAAAGTTGAAATATCAGCCCCACCTGGAGTTGTAGAAAGTCTAAATGTTGTGGTGTTTACATATTTGACATAGTATGTTGTTCACGGTACTATTGTAGTAGTTCATCAAGTTGGTAAAGAACCTGTTGTAGTAAATACCACTGGCTCATTTCCTGTATATCCGTGTGCTGACTTAGTCACTACACAAGGATTTGCTATTGTCATAGTGCAAGTCGTACCCTCATTCTTAGCAAGTGTAGCAGTATCTTCTGTTAGATATGTTCTTATTTTAGTTGGATATTCTCCATAAGCAAAAGCTGAAGCACGAGAAGAATAATAATAGTTTGGTGATGATGGATTATATGGGTTCAAAAATCAGCCCCTATTTGTTCATACAGTTCCAGCTCCAAAATTTACTATAAGTCTATTGGCGGTTGTTATCGGAGATGCTGATGTTCCAAATCTAAATCCTGAATGTCCTGAAACCCAAACATATCCATTTAGAGTCAATGTATAAGAAGCAGCTGGACTTATACATCTTAAAAATGCCACATCGTCTGGTGTTTGTGCTCTTTCATTTGTACATATTACTCCTGCTGTTGATACTGCTGTTTCTCCTATTCCTAAAACAGAATTGAAATTAGCTGTTTGGTCTATATCACAATAATGAGAAAAAATAGGTGTATCTCCATTAGAAAAAGAAAGCTGATTATCGCCATAGAACCGATAAGAATAATTTGTGGCGTTAGCTCAAAGTCCTATGTTTAGAGTTCCAGTTGTTCATCCTGATTGATATATTCTTATTCTCCAAGTATTAGCAGCTGTTGTAAATGGATAATTCACATCAGGATTTTTCATATCAACAAGATAATATCCTGTTTTATCGTATGTTGTATTTCCTCAAGAAGAGGTAAACCCACCCCTTATTGTTTCAAGTGACTTAGTTTCTGTCGCTCTGACTACCCAACAAGTGTGAGTTCCTGACGGAGTACCTGTAAAATTTATTCTACCTGTTGTCCCGCCCGCTATTGCTTGAGCTTTAGTACCATAAAGCCAAAATTGGTCTGCTGGAACAGCACAATCTGTATTACGAGCATAGTAAATAGTATTTGAAACTACTCCTGTTGGTAAAGTTCCTGTTGTAGTAAATTGTACCGCTGTTCCTACTGCAAATCCGTGAGCTACTAATCCTACTACTCCAGGAGAGGCTACTGCTAAAGTAGCTGTTTGTCCGTGTTGAAATTCTACTGTGACATTTCTATTCCCTGACACAGATGAGTAAATATGAAAACCAAATCCTTTGTAATTTCCTGCATTAGCTGGTGTTAGATTTATATATCTTGAAGTCGCTAAAGAATGATAAAAAGTTGTTCCTATTGGTGTAAAAGATAAATTACTACTTTCTACACGATAGAAAGCATTTGGTGTTGATAGATTACAGTCTTGGTTTGTGATTATTATACTCATACTATTTCTCCATCAATGTAATAAAATTCTTCTCCGCTATCTCTAATCACAGCAGGTCAATTTTCTCTATGTAAATTTTCGTCTTTGTATCGTGCTTTGTATCATTCTATTTGTTCTTCCTCTCAACTCATACTAATTCAAGTATAGCTTTCTACCACAATAGCTGGTTCATCATCAAAAGAATGGAACTGTCCTGCTTCATTAGTAGTGTAATATCAATGCTCTTGGTCTATTCTCATTATTGTACATTTCCGTAAGATAATAAAGCCCTATTATTTCGGTTGGTTGAGTAATCACTTGCACCATAAGCGTATTCAAAAGCGTTGCTTGCATTAGTCAATCTCATTATTTGATATGCTCAAGCAGCGGTTTGTTTTCCAAAATATGTATAGATAGTTTGTTCATCTATATCACGGATTTTGTATTTGCTGTCTGTTTCTATTCAACTACCTCATGGTCAAGTTACTACAAGTCAACTTTTTGTAGGATCAGAAGAAAGTGCCACAACATCTGCCTGTAGATTTCATATAGGTCATGTGATGGTGGTTCTTACTATTTCTGCCATATTTTATATTTTATAATGTAAAGTCTTTATCTAATTTATCCAAATCCTGTTTCTTTATATCTCTCTGCTTCATAATCACTAGGAATCTATATTTCTCTTCTTGAAAGTCTGCTATTTTATTCGCTATCTCTGTTTCCTTTCATTTCAACTCAGATAGTTTACTGTTTGCCTCTTCAATTTGTTTTTTAGCTTCTGAAATGAGTGTTTTTTGCTCTTGTTCCTTATCAACTACTACTTGCAGTTTTCTATCGAGCTCTAATGATTTTTGTTCTAGTTCAGACCTAGTTTTTAACAATTCTTTTGTGTCTTTTTCTATTTCTAATTTACTTTTCTCCCATTTTTCTATATCTTTTTTGCTATTTTCTTGTAATTCTTTTAGTTCTTGTTTTTTAGTATCAAGATCAGATTTTTCTTGTTTGAGTTTTTCAATAGATATATTATTTTCTTCTACCTGCTTTTTCATAATATCAGAGTATTCTTTGTTTTCTATCTTTCTCAATTCCAATTCTTTATTTTCCTTATCTATTGATTTAATAATATATGATAATATAGATTGTTTAGATGCTATTTCCTTATCAATATCTTCTATCTGTGATTGTTTATCAGATTTAATTGTTTCTATCTCTGATAGTAATTTTTCTTTTACTTTAGCAATAGATTTGTTTTCTACATCTTTCATAGAATTAAAAGATACTATTTCTTTGTCCAGTTTTCCCCTGTCTATGTTTATACTATCCTTAAGCGAAGATATAGACTTAGAAATATTATCTAGTTCTTTTCTCTTTTTCTCTATATCTTCAATAAGAAAATTATACTCAGTCCTCAAAGGAGAAGTTTTAGCATTAAGTTCTTCATATTCCTTATACAGTTTGAGTAAATCAAAATCCATTTATTCTACTATTAAGAATAAAGTTCCAGCTTAATATTTGCTGTCGATCATGAAGCGTTGGTTATGAAGACGTTTTTGATCTTTAGACCTTGTTCTGCTCTAGTCCATTTCTTTGGAGATTCTGTAGCAGTCATTACAATAGCTGGCATAGATGTGTCATTAAATCTAATAGATATTGTCTGATCAGTTGTTATTGAACAGAAATTAGCTTCTGTCAAATTCTTGAATAGAGATGTTTCGTTAGCTTTCATATCTCTATTTGTTTGACCAGTAGCTACAGTTGTACTTACTGCGTCATACACATTTGTTATAGAATCTACTGTTACCATAATTATTTAATTTAAGAAATAAATCATAGCTCAACAGCTTTGTCAATTATCTTTTGTCATTTCAAAAGATGGCATCCTCTTACTTTCTTTTCCTTTAGGAACTCTAGTGCTTTTGTTTCGATAGAGTTTACTTCTTCCAGCTTATCTATTTCTTCAACAGTAGCTGGTTCTACTTCTTTTACTTCTTTAGATTTTTTTGTTTCTTTCACTTCTTCTACTTTCTTTTCAAAATAAGTGTTGCCAATTTTGATAAGATTTTCTGGTAAATGCACAACATCTTCTGTTTCTGCAACATTACCATCTACATTGATATAAGTAAATTTCATTTGTATATAATAAAAGATAAAAATTATTCTATGGGGCTAGACTAGCCAGCCCCATATATATAATACCTATCAATTAGGCAGTAAATGCACTCTGTTGGATTTTAACATCAACCATTGCGTTTGAGTTATCAGTAAATGTTTTAACTCCATACAATACAGTGTTAAGATAGTTAGAACCCATCTTATCTTGTACTGGTCTTTCAACAACTTTAGGCATTCTTTGGATGATAAGATAAGGATTTCCCTTAACTCCAAACAAGTTATGTTGAAGTTGATCAGCAGCAGTCCAGATATTAGAAGCATGAGTAAGTGTTTCAGAAACTACCATTACCCCAAGTCCTCTACCTTTAACTTCTACTTGTGTTCCTGCTATGTTGTTTACAGCAGAAAGTCTAGCTCTACAAAGTTTCAATGAATCTCCAGTCAAAGCTACTCCAGTAGTAGTAGTTGTACCAGGAGCATTGATAAGAGCAGCAAGATTTACTCTTGAAGCAGCAGCGTCAGCACCAGCTAATACATTACCAGCAGTAGTTCCAATAGAAGCTACGAAAGTAAATGTAATACCAGCAATAGTTACTGTATCAGTATCTGTTACATCATTAGCCAATTCAAGATTAGCAGTAGCAGTAAGTTGGTTAGATACGTAGAAGTCATATCCCATGAAAGATAACAAGTATCCATTCATACCTACTTGGTCACCTTTAACAGTAGCCTTATTTTCTACATATTGAACCAAGATAGATTCAAATTCTGGAGAAATAACAGCATATCTGTCTTTAGATGTAATATTTTTCTTAGCAAGTGCTTGATTTACTCCAGCAAGTGTAGAAATGATGTTAGTAGTAGCCAATGTTCCTACAGTAATAGATGAACCTGCATTAACAGCTTCAGCCAATACGTCAGCATCAACTTGGTTTGAAAGATATTCACCAGTTTTTTTACCATATTCAAGAGCAGCAGAATACATACTCTGAATGTCATCATGTTCATCAACGTAGAATCCTTGTGCGTATTCTTTGTTGATGATAAGCTGTTCAGCAGTATCAGTGATGTCTTGAATAGAGATAGCAGTTCCTCTAGTGTAAGGATCTACATAGTTAGAGATAGAAGAGTAAGTTCTGTTCAAAGTATCTCCATACTTTTTACCTTCCAATCCTTGTTCGAATTTACAGATTTTCATTGCTACATTTTCTTTGAAGAATGTAGTTTGCTGTTTTCCAGCTCGTATCTCTGGAAAAGATGCAGATAAAGAATTTGCCATTTTTGTGTTTGATAAAAGAATAAAAGTTTATCAAACTATCTAAAAGAAGTTTTAGTATTCTCTTTTTCAAACTTAGCCCAATCATCTTTCGTTCGTTCTGATACAGGTTTCGGTTTGTTGCTATCCTCTCATTTAGTAGAGTTTCACATTAGAGAATGGTTTGCTTTCGCTTTAGCTAGTTTGTCATGGCTCGAAAAGCCATATTTTACTACGATGTCCTCAATAGCTGAGTTATCAGTAGCTGCAATTTTGCGAATTGCTCACTCAAACTGCTTAAGGTCTGGATTTGATGACAACAATGATTGGATGGTCTGTTCGTCTTGTTGAGCTTTAGTTATTCATTGTAACTTCTTCTCAATAAGTTGGTCAACCGTGTCCGCTTTAGCGTACCCTTTACCTTGAAGATAAGCCTCAACAGCTTCATCGTCATTAGGTTCAGCAGGTTTGCTAACTTGTCATTGTACCATTTTCCTTTCTTCTGCTAGTTCTTGTGTCTTTTTCGTATAATCTGATTGTCTGAGATATCCGTTAATTAGTTCATCTTCTGATACTTCTTGCATCATAGGATTACCATTAGCGTCCATTCATACTTTCACATTATACATCTTTGGAGATTGATCTCCTGATGGAGTGATGTTTGCATCTTGTTCCATAATTGTTAGTTAGAATTTAAAATATCTAAGTCCTCCTTATCCAGTTCCTCTAGGGAAATGTTGGTAAGAAAGTCTAGAAACTGCATAGCTATATCAAGTTCTCATTGTACTCTTTTTATGTCTGAGACCTGTATAGTCCTTAGTCTTTCATTACAAGCCAATACTACTCTTTGCCAGTATAGCTTGATTTCTTTAAACCCTTTAGTGTTAATGATCCCATCTATTGCTTGCTTTTGTTTTACAAACTCCTGCATAGCATCATCTTTCTCAATATAGTATTTCTTGTTAGAATTGTACTCCTTGAGCAGATTTAATATGTTCATTTATATGGTTAAGAATTAAACTCAGGCAGTTATATCGCCTCCTGCTACTGCATTTGTAATAGCTTCTGGTCATTGTGGCAATCATTGTGGTGCTTGCAATGGTTGTCATTGTCAAGGCATTCAAGGAAGCATCATAGGTTGTTTACTAATATATTTGTCTGCATTAGTACCCTCAAAGCTAGATAGTACATCTACAAATAATTCTTCTAGGTTTACATTTACTCATGCTTGTTTTGCCTGCATACCTAGATTATATTTAGCTATAGCATCATCTCTTCTGTTTTCTATGCTGTCATATGAACTTGTGCCTGTTTCTATACTTAGTTCATATTTATCTAGGGAATCTTTGATAGCTTCTCTATTGATTTGTCGGAATCATTCATCACCTATCTTTTTAATAGTGATATTCTCTTCTGATTCTTCTGATATAGCTTGTAGTAGTTTATATCAAAGTCTTTGTAATCATTGCTCAAAGTGTTTTCTTACTTCATCTACTACACTATTACTTTCAAAGAACTTTATTCTCATTCCAGTAGCAGTATTAGTCAATCCTTGTGTATTCTGTGAATTGTTAGTATCTATAGTAAATGTCAATCCTTGTATCTGTCTTTCAAAATCGTTCTGTTCTTGGAAATATCATACATCTAATGTCCTGTGTGGAAGTTCTTGTAGGTTCTTCATAGCTTCATCAACTGTCTTTGTAGTAGGTATGATGTTGTTCGGTTTACTTACTAATTTCTTAGGATTTATTCAACTATTAGGACTCCATACCCGACTTCTATTAAGTGCATGGTTCATATATTCACTTGCACTATTCTTCTTGTAGTTAAGCTCTTGTTGTAATCCCATAATAGCTTCCAAGAAACCTGTACTTAAATTGGTTTCCGTATCTTCGAAACATCTTATCTGTTCAAATGGTATCTGTGTTATTTCTTTGAAACATATACACAACATATCATTTACTATACCTATTTTATATAATCTCTCATCTCAATTATCTTTTAGATCATATAATCCATAGTAGAATTTTACTGATAGATTGTTTTTATCCACTCACTCTTTATTTTCTGATATATCTAGTCAAGTTAATGCTCTTAATTGGTCTTTATAAGATGAATTAGTCTTATCTAGTTTTGTAAGTGCTTCTAGTCTATCAACATTGATATAATCATCGCTCCTTTTTATGTCTGCT